TACACCAGCCATTTGAAGAGCAGAAGCAACGTCTGAAGAACAGATTACGATGTTTCCTTTACCTCTTCTTGTTCCTTTAGCAATAGCGTTAGCTTCTTGCTCGATTTGGAACATAAGGCCTTTGAACTTCTCAACAGACCATCTACCGTTTGCATCAACGTCTAAGTCGAATACACCAGCAGAAGCAGTGTTTGAAGCACCAACTACAGATGTTGTATAAATTGTTCTAACAACTTCTCTATTGATTTCTGTTAAGATTTCAGTTTGAAGGATGTTAGCCAATTCAGTTTCAGCATCTAAGCCGTGAACTGCTTTAAGGTCTTGAGCTAATTCAGTTGTATACTCAGCTTTTAGGGCACGAGTCTTAGCAGAAACAGTTACTTTCTCGATTGAGAATGCCATTTCAGCATAGTCAGCACCAACGCCATCACCTAAAGCCTCAGCGTCACCTGTATCAAGACCAGTACCAGTTGTAATTAACTGAGTATTAGCATTTGGTAAAGTGTTTGCATGAGTACCAGTTCCAGCGAAGTCTGTATCAGCTTCATTGAATAAAGCCTCAGCTCCACCTTGTGAACCATATCTTGCACGCATTGCGAAGATAAGACCTGTAGGACCAGTCATTGGCTGAACACCACAGATATCGTATGCGATTAAGTTAGGTACGGCTCTACGTACTAAGCTAATTAGGATTGGGTCATAACCAGCAACAGGACCTGCAGCAGCGTTACCAGATAAACCAGAGAAACCTCCAGTACCGGCATCGTTTGTAGGTGATGCTTCACTTAGAAGTGAAGTCATGTTAGCTGATAGATCGCCAGATTCCATCAAAGCTTTTTCAGTGTTTTCCAACACAGTAGCTGTTACAGCTTTTTTGTGTTGGTCACTAATTGGTGAAAAAGATTCGTGCTCTAAAATAGGGCTCCACTTTTCCACAAGTTTTGTATAGTTATCCATTTGGATCTCCTTATATTAAATTTAATTTAATTTACAATAAACCAAGTTAAAATTAATTATTCTTTTTCTTGTGATTGAATGCCTCTACAAGAGCATTAATAGATGTGTAATCAGAAGCTGGTTTAACGACTTCCTGTTCATCTAGAATAATTTCGTCATTTTCTTCTTGTAAATCAGATTGTGTTTCCACAGCTGGTTTGCTTGAGAAGAATGACTCCTTAATTACTTGAAGATTCTCGGTATAAGACTCTAAATCTTCAATATCAAGCTTTTCAGACAATACTTTCAAACGCTCTACCTGATTCTCAGATAAACCTTCTGAAAGTTCGTCAAATACTTTTTCTGCCTTGAAAGATGAGATTTCTCTCTGTAGGTCAATGTTCTCATTTACGAGTTCATTGCTCTTTGCTTCAAGGTCTGAAACTTGTGTTTCGAGTTCTGAAACAATGTCAACGCTTTCGCCTTCAACAGTAATATTGTGTTCTGTGAAAAGACCTTTTAAACCATTCATTAATGATTCAGCCATTTCAACCTTAATACCACTTTCGATTGCAATTTCGTTTTCCTTTGTCCACTCTTGAACAACATAGTCGAGATACTTGTCTACGTTCTCAACAACTTCGTCCATTCTGGACTCAACTGCTTCTGATAACTCTTTATCAAGTGACTCTTCTAATTCTTCTTTAAGTGTTTCTGTTCTTTTGCTAACTTCTTCGTTAACAGCTGCTTCAAAAACAACACTAATTTTGTTCTTGAACTCTTCGGATAAGTCTTCGCCTTCGATTACTGAAGCGATAGAAGATTCTACAACAACCTCTTCGATTGTTTCAACTTCTTCTGTTTCAACCTCTTCCGCAGTAGGTACAGGTTCACCGGCCTTTTCTTGACCAGGAACTACTTTTTTAGGATCGACTGCATCTTTAGGCTTGTCTTCTGCGGTTTTCTTTAACTTGTCCTTTTTACCTTCGCCACCTTCTGGTGATGTAGGATTAGGAACACTAGAAATCCCGTCGTCGGCTACGAATGAATTTTTTTCATCTGCCA